GATGCGGGAGAGGGTGGCCATCAGGCTATCCATGCCTTTGACAACAACGCTCACAACCCACTCCCCCAATCCGTCAGCAGAAGCCGCGTCATCCGACCCGGCAAGACCTGGAGTACCTTTTTCATGTCCTCGCCCACCTGGAGGATATGCCGGTCCGTGATGTCCGTCCTCCAGGTCAGGGCGATATAGGACGCCTCGGAATAGTAGACGTTATCGGTCAACTGCCTGTCGTTGACATACAGCGCCGCCAGGATATCCCCGTCCGGCTCGGATGTGCCGATCTGGCCGTATTCGTCCGGCTCGCTGGATATCACATGCAGCGGGTATTTCCGCATTGCCGCCTCGATCACAGGATCACCAGCTTCCGATACCGCCGCAAGACGCTCCGTATCTCTTCCGGGTATCCGTCCAGGTAGCTTTCGGACACGCCCGAAAACCCTTGGGACGCCACGCCCTCGGCGCCGTACCGGTTGAGCTTGACCAGGGCCATATTCACTATAGCGCTGCCCAGCGGGTCCGGGATGTCGTCACGGCGGCAATACCCTTTTGCCTCCTGCGTGGATTCTTCCAGCAGGAGGCTAAGGTATTCGTCGGAGTAGTTCGACGCCCGCTCGCGCAGCAGGATTTTCAGCTTTTCAAGCGGTGTCATAGTCTCCTCCTTTATCAGCCGCCAGACGCGGCCGCCTCGGTGATCTTCACCGATTTGGTTTCATCCATCAGGGCGATCAGGCCGTGACGCTCATATACCACGGTGTTGTCCTTGGTTTCGATGTCCCGGTCCTGCTCGACGGTGCCCTCTTTCTTGACAAGGAAATGGACCGCTTCCCGATGGGATACGTAGATGGTTTTGGCAGGGACCAGCTTCGAAAACAGGCAGGGCAGGCCGCAGATGGTGCCGAACTGGCCGGTATACAGGATTTCCCCCTGCCGGGATGCCTTGTAATCGGCGTCTTTGCGGAATACCGCCCGCATATCGTTGCCCATGAGGATAAACATACCGTCCTCAACTTCCTGGTCGAGTGTCGCCAGGGCGTCCACGATGGTGTCGTAATTGGGGCTGGTGCCATTGTCGTAGGTGTGGGAGTTGGAGATTTTCGCCAGCTCCGCGAAATACTCTTCCTTGATCTGGTTTGCCATCAGGGTGGCCGCACCGGCGGATGCCACGTCAACCACCATCGGGTCCTGCATCACGTCCATGTCGTTGTAGTCGTAGGTCTGCTGATACCGGTTGACCACATATTCCACGGGGGTGAAGGTCACTTTGCCTTTTGTGGTGTTTTTGGCCGCCTTGGCCAGCTTTTCCACCTTGCCGGTATAGGTGTACTTGTTGACGACCTTCTTCAGCCCGGCCGACTCCGCGAGGCTGTAATCCATCGTCATGAGGGACCGGGTTTCCAGCTTGGTATTCACAAGATCGGTGATCTTATTTTCCAGAACCTTGTTCTCATACAGGGTGTGAGCGGTTGCCATGGTTTTGTCCTCCTTTTAGCTTCCCGTAAGCCGTTTATACAGCTCGGGGTTGTTGATGTATAATTCCTGCTGCTCCGCCAATGTCATTTTCCCGAATGCCGCCTTATCGACGGCCTGATCGGGAGGCAGGTTCCGGCGGGGGGTCGATCCTGCCAGGCGTTTTTCCACCTCGGCCTTGACGGAGGCTTTGAACTCCTTTTCAAGTTCGTTGATGTTGTCCATCATGGTTTCCGCGTCTGCCGCCACGACGAACTTGACCAGGCCGGGGCGGATGCCCTTATCCGCCAGCACCTTGAGGGCCTCGGCGGTGTTTTCAGCCACGGCAAGACGTTCCTCCCGCTCCGCCAGCTCCCGCTCTTTCTGCTCAAGCTGGTATTGCGCTTTCTGCTCGGCGGACATGGCGGCCAGCTTTTCAGCCTCCTTCACGGCGGCCTCCTTCTGCCTTTTCGCCCGCTGCATGGCTTCGTTGACCCGCCGGTCGGCTTCCTGCTGCAAAAGCTGCTCGACCTCTTCTTTGGTGTACGTTTTTTTCTCCCCTTCTCCCGCGGGCGCCCCCGTGGGGTTTCCTTCGGCCGGAAGGGTGTTCGGTACCGCCGCCTGGGCGGCCCCTATCGTGTTTTCTCCCATTGTTTTGCTCCTTTCGGTCGGTTGCGGCGCTTGGCCGCCCCCGTGTTCAGCGTTGCGCCGCATGGACGCCCCGCAGTTTTGGGTATAAAAAAGCACCGGCAGCGATGTCCCGCTCCGATGCTCCTTTATCTGATTGTGTCACTCCACCACGTCCGGGATAGATTTCCCCGTCCGCAGGCATTCCTTGATATACCCCACGAATTCCTCATAGCTCATGGCGCTATACAGGATTTCCGCGTATTCATCCGGGTATGAATTAGGGTGCTGATCTTTGTACTGGTCGTACAACCGGCTAAGCTCATCCGTCCATTTGCCTTCCCACATTTATATCAGCTCCTTCAGGGTTATTGTAGCACGTTCCGTGAAGCGTGGGAAGAGGTCGGATTATGCGGGGATGATAAATTGATCCAGTTCCCGAATAGTCAAGTCTTGCGGATCGATCCCCTTTTTTTTACAGTAGGTCAAGATTTTGCGATAATCATAGTGGATATTGTCCTTTAAGGACGGTGACACATATCCGCCCGCCATATCGGCCGCTTCATCCAATGCCGCCATTTTATTGATTTCTTTTTCCAACATACCGATCCCCCTTACAGTGTATATTTTTTCAACAGCATTGCGGCTGCTTCCTCGTCGATAATCATCCGATAGGGATGAGGCATACCCACCAACACAGCACCGAGCGCCTCTTCGTAATGCTGTACCAACTCCTGGTTCTTCGCATCCAAAAATACAAAACCGCCGTAACCGCGCTCTATAGATTTTTGGGCAGCGATGGCAAACAGATGTCCGCCGACACCCTTGTATTTTTTATCTTTGCCACGATTTTGGGGGGCACTTTCCGCGATATGTGCATATACGGCCTGGCTACGTTCCTCGTATCGGAGTGCAATCAATCCTTGAATTTCGTCTTCTCCTGCGACTGTCAGTTTATAGATATCGTCTCCGTCCAACTCGCTGTCTGTCCAATTAAAGAGCCACCCCTTCCGCTTCAACCCTTTCCGTTCTTGGACTGTTACCTTTTGGAAGGTGGTTCGGATAACGTCACCAGTGGAGGAGTCGACAAGGCAAGGGGTTAACTCGTCGATCTGTATAGCCATATTCATCGTTTCACACCCCTCTTTTATTATACCACTTTTTTCGTTTTGTACAACAGGAACCGAGGCTTTATTTCTCTTTCCTAGCTGCTCTTTAAACCTCCTGCCAACCGGCTGCACCTCTGTACCATCCTCAAACGTGACGACGGCCACAATCCGGCCCCGGCAATTCGGATGGATGGGCGGGAAGTTCACGCCTGGATGCCGTTCCGATAGCCGAAACGTCTTGCCGTTGAGCCTCCCGCATTCGTCGCAGGTCCGCCCGTCGGTGGCATTGACAAACCGATACCGCTCATATCCCTCCCGCTCTAAAGCGGCCGCCTCCGCCTCCGCCTGGACGTGGGTGGTCTCGGTGCGGGCGATCCTGGAGGCTTCCCGGTATCCCACCCCCATATCGGCCATTAGGGTCTTTGTCAGTTCATCGGTTTTGACACCACGGATAATCCCGTCCACCATGCCCTTCTCAAGCCGCTGCTGCAAGGCCGCCTTATTCTTCCATATCCTGTCACTCCAGTTCTCCCCGTCGGCACACCATATCCGGTTAGCGATTGCCTCCGCCTGTTCACGGGGCAGCACCGCCCAGGGCGAATTTTTGGCCGCGTCCGGAAGCCCGGAAACCGTGTTTTTGTCCACCAGCTCCGCCACTTCCCGCAGCTTGTTCCCCGTGGCCTCGATCTCCTGCCCGCCCAGCTCACGCAGCCGTTTATGGATTTTGCTTTGCAGGTGGTACATCCTGTCCAGCCGGTACAGGTCATTGGGTCTAACCGGCTGGTCCCCGGCTTCAGCCAGCAGCTTGTTATACAGCCCTTCGGCCTCTTTGGTGATGTCGGCGGACGCCGCCCGGTAATACTGCCGCAGACGGGTTTCCAGCTCTTCCACCGTCTTGTCCCCGATCCGCTGATTCTGACGGGACAGCCGGTCCGCCCAATATTCAGCGTTCCTCTTGCTCATTCACGCCGCCCCCGCTTTCGCCGGTGGCCGGGTCCCCGAACCCGTACAGCTCCATGTTTTCGGCCTTTTGATCCGCTAAAGCATCCAGCTCCGCATCCACGTCCGTGACAAACGGCAGCAGGGACAGCAGCGTCTTGTCCGATACCACGCCGCGAAGGGAATTGACCAGGGCCACAAGCTCGTCATAGTTGACCGGGAGGTTCCGGCCCACGACGATTTCCACATCCCGCCATACCTCTTCGCCGCCCGTCAAATGGAGGATGTCACATATCAGCTCGATCCGCTTTTGCAGGGCCTTGACCATGTTGGATTCGATGGCCGCCGCCGCGTTCTCAAACCCCAGCAGCCTATACCGCAGCGCGATCCCGGACGAGACACCGAAGGATTCCTGCGAAAAGTCCGGGCTGTTGGCAATCTTGTGGATGGTGTCGTTGATGTTCTGAAGCATGTTCTGGATTTGGGTATCGGACACCGATTTCGTCAGGTATTCGGCCCCGCCCCCTTCCGGGATCACCAGCGCCCGGTTCTCCTTCATAGCCTGGATGTCTTCCGGATCGGCGGCCATGCCGGTCAATACAAGATACGCGTCGCAAAATGCCTCGAAGTCGTCCACCTCACTGGACAGCAGGGTGTTATAGGCGTCCTGCAGGGACATGATCTTAAAAAATACCGGCACCTCATCCGCGTTGAGGGAAAACACCGTCACAGGGACCTGTCCATACGGATGGGGCTCCGTCCCAATCGGCTGGAACACGCTGTAGGTCCCGTCGCTGGAATACCGGACCGTCTCGTATGGGGTCAATACCTCGATGATATATTCCGGCGTGGCGTCAATGGCCCCGGCGGGATATACCCGGATGAAATACATCAGGTTCCGGGTGATCGTGTTGTCGTATACCGGGATCCCGTCCAGGGTGTCCAGCACGTCAAACCGGGCCTTGCCGTCCTCGTCTATGTATTGCAGCTCATACGCCCGGCCATAGATCAGGGCATTTCGAAGCAGGTCGGAATCCTTTGATTTCACGTCGTTGTATTTTAAGACTTCCTGGATACCGTCGATGTCGCGCTCGGATTTGTACGTCACCGGCTTCCCACCCAGGTATCCGGCGTAATTGCATACGATGTTGTCGCAGTAGTTGGTGACGATATGGTTGCAGGGCTTTGACGGGTCATTATATGATTTTCGAAGGATGTCTTGATTTCCATCGAAATAATCCCGATACCGTTTGAGCTTAGACCGCTCGCCCGTCTGGTATTTCTGCAATATCTTTCTCAGCAGCTCCATAGACATGTCCGTGCCCGGTTCCAACAAAAACATAATAATCACCCCTCACAGCCCCAGCAGGGCCTTATTGATCGTCCGCAGCTTATCCATGCCCGCCACGCCCTGTAACCCGTACCGCACGGCGTCCAGGCAATGGTTATAGGCGTCCTCCGGTTCATTGATATACTCGCCGGTCTTGCGTTCTTTCTTCCACGTGTAGTTCTCGGTCTCTTCGAGCGTGTGGGTGCAGCGCTCGTCTATCACGATCCGCTGCTGGTTGATCCACTGGATCCCATGCACCACACTGTCCGGGCCCTTTCTCGACGGCCTGATCCGGTAGACCCCGGCCCGTTTGATCTCGGCGATGCTCTTTTGCTCCGCGCAATCCGCTGTGATGACCTCTTTTGACAATCCAAGCTCGATAATCCGGGCGGCGATCTCGTCATTGAGCATCCCGGTTTTGACGTATTCCCCGGTTATGTAGATGGTATGGGCCGCCTCGGACCAATACCCCCACACCAGCGCCGATGGGTCGTTGACGTAGCCAAAATCCAACCCCACCCACAGCTTGGCACCCTGCACCTCGTCCGCCGAAACGATCCGGCGCTCGATACACGGATATACCAGCCGGTCCAGCGTCGCAAACTCACCGAGAGCATAAATGCGGTAATACGCGGGGTTGCGGTGCTGCATATCCTCGAGCGTGGCACAGTATTCCGGAGGTAAAAAGCGGTTGTCCTTGTAATTCGTGTGCAGGATGAAAGCGTCTGCCGGCGGCTGCTCGAAAAAATACCGGTAGACCCAATTGGCCTTGCTGACCGGGTTGAACATGAGGTATATTTGCGGGTCCGGATCGGGTGGCCGGAGGCGGAGGGACAATTGCGTGAAATCCTCTTCGGTCAGCTCCGTCGCCTCTTCGATGACGATATCCGTGATCCCGGTGATAGACTTGATTTTCTCCCGGTCATCCAGGCCCTTGAACAGGAACAGGGACCCGTTCGGCAGCTCGATCCGGAAATCCGACCGGTTGACCCTGGAGGACCGCAGAAGCCCGCATTCGGCAAGCTGGTCCAGTGCGAGCTGGTACACGCTGTCCCGCAGGGTGGCCCCCACCTTCCGGATCACCAGCACCTTCCGGCGGAGGTTTAGGGCCTTGAGGATGACCTTTTGAAAGGCCCCGTAGCTTTTCCCGCTCCCGGAGATCGGAAGAG